AACCATCATATCATAAAGGTTATTGTTACCTTCATCATTATTAAGCCAACCCAGGGGTCCACTCCCGTAAATCCCCTCTTTAGCAAACAATTCGTTTAAATCACTTGGGCTTGATACACCATAGTCTTCTGCTGTTTTGTTATTATAAATCTGTATGTCTGTGCGAAATGGTAAGAAAAGTGGTGTACCATCGGCAGATAGTTTTCTTTCAACCAAATACTTTCTCCAATTTTCAAGTAACAGTTTCATTTTAGTTGTCGTATGTTTCATCGATTTTATCGTTAACCATACCCTGTGCGCGCATCATATCTTGTGAATCAACTTCCTTGAGGATAATGCTTCCTGTTTTTGGCTCAAAATACATACCAATCAAATCTCCGGTTGAAACTCTCTTTATCTCTTCTTCGGTTAACACAATTTTGCCACCATTCTTTTTAACCAGAATAGTCAGAATACTAAACAAGTAGTCTGGATCTTGCAAATATTTACTCATCATCTTTTCCTATATTTGATCTTTCTTGCCAATCTGCTGATATATCGTTATCTTCAATCGGGCCACCTTTTGCCCAAGTACGACACGCTCTAGCAGAGTGACATTTAAAATGGTGCATCCAACAATAACCTAATTCACCATCATAATCTGATGTTTCTCCCGGCATACACTCTTTCATTCTTGGAGAAATATCAAAAGCAGTGCAGTTGCCACAATTTGAAGCTTCGGCTGCTTCGACACTGGTATTCCAGTATTCTGCAATTTCTTCCCAATAATCTCCCGGCTCTTCAACATTGAGAGGGCCATATTGAATGTGTTCTGCTTGAATTGCAGAATCTCTGTTCTTTGTGTTAAGTTCTAAATCTTGAGTGGCAGGTGGACAGATTAAACCTTTTGCCTCTACAATAAACTTTCTCCAATTTTCTAAAACGAGTTTCATGATTTTAAATATTCCTTCCAAGATCTGACAACTGATTCGTTTGTTTGCATATGTGATGGCTGACGAGCATTAATAAACTGAGCCAGCACTCTGTTGAATACCACATTAAGGTTGTCTTCATCGTCCATGTCACCCTCTACAAGCTCTACAAATAATTCAGTCATAATATCAGGTGCGTCAGCATTTACCGAGAATATAGCGGTATATTTAGCCTCTCCAGCATGTTCCACTGTCGTGGCATGCATATCTAAGTAATATTGTGTATTCTGCTCTTTTCTTGGTGCTTCTAAAAGTTGTTTTCTCAACTCAATTTTAAAGTCGCGAGAATCAAGAATCTGCATAAGCACTTCCATACCTAATCCTAAATCTTCTGGATCATAGTAGTGAGAGTATCTTGCAGTGCATTCATATGACTGATCATACTCACCATCAGTCTCAATATCCCATTCATAGGAGGTAAGAACACTATCTTCAATCGCGATCGCTAGATTCATAAACTCTCCGCCTTCCATTTGTCCGTTTTTCTTAAAATATTCAGTAAGGATTGCTTCCCAAGTGTCTCTTCTGTCGTCGATTACGCTATCAATCTTTTGACAAGCCTCATTGAATTCTTCAGGCATAGAAAAATATGAATTCCCAGCAATTTCAGGATGCTCAAAATTAACTTGAATGGTTAAGTGTATTTCTTCGCGAACCTTGCGGATTGTAGGAGTGTCGTTTTCAGAGGGAACAAATATGTCACCAAATTGCATGTTTATTTCGTCAACCGAGTTCCACACAACTTCTTCAGCGTTGCTCGGCAATCTTTTCCACTCATCAATCGGCCATTTTGCAATAAATGCCGAATAAGGTCTAATATAAGCACCATCGCCGCCATCCTCGCCCACTTCGTAATCAACATATGTCTGAGCCATATGATCATTCCACTCTCGCTGTATATTTTCGCATTCACCTTCGTATGAACGGACAACATCACCAATTAAGTCTGCATCAAGAGTATCTTCAGTATCTGTGTTCTGCTTCATCTTGCCGCTAACACTCTGCTCGGCGCCTAGCAGTTGCCTCATCAACAATGCGCGGCCCTCTGCATTAGCGGTGTCCTCATAGGAGCCACCAAAGATCATAAATCTATCTAAATTAATCTTGCCATTTTCTTTCGGCATATTTTGAATGACTTCTTCTTGGTTTGATCTCGCCCAGTCAGTAACTTGATTGGCTAAGCCGGGGATATCAGCACCATAGACTCTTTTCTCTGGCATTCCAACATCTTGTCCATCATCAAATCGTTTTGGTTCATCTGTATCATAATATCTAACATGACGGATGCGTGTGCGCGAAATTGGCTCAATATCAAATCCAGCCCCTCCAGCCCTTGCATCGTCGGCAAATATTTCGCCTTCCTGAATTTCTTGCTCTGCACTGTCTATATTGCCCGTATTTGTGTTTGTAAGCAATTCTTCTGTCTCTACCACATAGGCAACCGCCCCATGGCCTTGAGCCTCGGCTACAGCGCATTTATAGTATGATTGATAGGCACCTTGGCGACTAGGTGGAGTGTGACAAGAGGTAATTTTGTCAAAATCACTCATTCTGAGTACATCTATCGGATGTCGAGTGATAATAATGGAAAATTTGTCATTATCGATGTTATTTATCTCTTTTTTGATGTATCCGGCGTTCTTTTTCCAATATTCGCCGTATTCAGTGGCTAAATCGGTTAAATTGTAGCCGGCAGGCCCTGCAACTCCCGGATTTACGACATATAAGTAAATTTGAGTGTTAATTCTCTGAAAATTCTCATATTCCTTCTCATCAAGCGCTGCTTTCAGCATTTTTCCGGTAACTCGGTTTGGTGTATCGATACCCCTGCCATCTGCTAACTTATAGTTGATATTATCCGCGTGTTTATAGACTTTTTGGTATAATTCGTCTTTTCTTCGGCTTAAATCAGCCAATTTGGAGAAAAGCTTGCCGATTTTCATCTGAATCTTCTTAACTTTCTTCTTTTCGGGCTGTCCGGCCTGCATACCAATCAAAGTATTCATTAAATCATCGGCTGTGCGCAGATCACGCTCGGCATATACCATACCTTTCTCCCAATCTACATCATACTCTTGAGATCTGAAGAATTCTGCAAACTTTCCAAGCTCTGTGGATGGATCAAGCGTTGGAAATGGTATAACGGTGCGCATTTTGCCACTGAAAAGGTCATTCAGAGGCAGATTGGCTGGATCTAAGTCGTCTAAAACATCTTCAAGTGCTCGCATCTCGTCTTCAGTGACTTCCCGAAGCACTTTTTCACTAACCGGAACACAATTTGGCACATTTTTGCCACTTTTCTTCTTCATCCCGACTTGTTTGTACCCGTCCCAGCACTTTTCTTGTAAAGTGTCCAAAAGATTGGCTGTTTTTAGCAGGATTTGTTCATCATTTAGCATTGGCTTTCCATTCGCAATAGTCACACGACATTTCGTCGGTTAAAGGCATGCCACAATTGGGACATTTCTTAGATTTTACCATAGATAACATGTTTTTTATTCCTTCATTGATTTAGAACCGCGACATTTCCACTTTTTACGGGATAATGCGTTGGCACATGGGGGATTTTTACACTTTTTAATCTTTGCTGAGCGCGCGCAGTACGCATCACCCTTAGCTGTACCGGGTCTGATGCGGTCTCCGCCGCCTTTTGCTTGTCCTTTTTGTCCAAATGAGCGACATTTGCCGTCTACACGCTTCGCAAAGCGCTTTCCTTTGGAGGGTTTACAAGCTTTCTTCTTTTTTTTCTCTTCTAAACTGTCCATTAAAATAACATCACCATCTTCGTGAACTTTTATATTGCTCGAAGAGTCTATAATCTTGTTTATCTCTTCTTTTGAAGCCTTTGTATGTTTTTTCAGTGCGTCCATACCAGCAGCACCACCCTCATCGCGTAAAGCTTTTATAACTTTTGCTTTTAAATTAGATTTTTCCTCTTTTTCAATTAAAACTTGGGTCAATTCATCTTCAATCATAATTTGGAGAGACTCTTTCTTGGAATTACCCCAGTTTTTAGCACCAACCTTGCGACATTTAACAAGAGCACCGGAAGCATATGCACTTGGCCACACTTTATAGCGTGATTTTACCTTACTGTAACAAGCGTCCTTTTTGCCAGAAGACTTTTTCTTCTTTTTCTTCTCGTCAAGGACTGCCTCTAACTCTTCTTGAATAATTTGTTCTAAATCCATGTATAATTCCTCATTTTTCTTAGATTTTGCTTTCTTACCCCATGATTTTCCTTTACCGCGCTCTTTACAGGCGCCCGGGGTTGGTCTGCAAGCAGGATATTTCTTGCGTTTTTCGCCTGAGCCACGCCCACAAGCCTTATAGCCACCGCTTCCATCAGGAGAATTGCAGTCAACCCATCCTTTTTTAGAACCCTTGGCTCCCTTCCTACCAAACCAGTCTCTCAGTGAGGACTCTTTACTTGATTCAGAGCCGGCTTTTTTCTTTTTTTCGTCCATTGGACCATACAAATCATTCATTTTTAGACATTTCCAAAGCTTTCTCCAATAAATAGATCGGAATTTCACTATTGTCTATGTCTTTTATCTCTTCAATGGTAGCCCACCTATAATCATCGTGCTCAATATCACCAGTATGAGGGTTTGGTTTATCAACATTTACCTCTCCTGTCCACTTTGTAGTCAAAAAATAGTACTTTTTATCTTTAGGCTCACCCAGATAGATGAGATCGGAAACATTACACTTTAAATCTGCTTCTTCGTCTAGCTCCCTAACGGCCCCTGCTTCAATTGAATCGTCTTCTTCATCAATATGCCCGCCGGGAATCGTCCATTGACCCTCACGATGGTCTATATTGGAGCGCCTAATAACTAAAAATTGCTGTTTATCGTTAAGGCAAACAACAATTCCTACTGTTTTTAACTCACCTTCGGTGAGAAAGCTATTCCATTTATAACTCATTTACAAGCTCTATAGTCTTTAACACTCCCTCTACAGAAAGCTCCCAGTGAATCATCAAGATTGATATTTTTTATAGGAGCTACCCAGATCATATTTTCTTGAATTTGGGTGCCAAAAGCATATTGTACATCAACTCCATATAATATTCCAACTAATTCTCCATCAGTGTTATATACCCCCGAGCCAGAACACCCAAACCAGCCATAGGTGTTGACTATTAACTGAGTTCCAGAGCCAGCAACCTCTTCGTACCCTACAATTCTGCCGGTAAATGACATCAGCTTATGCCATGAGGGGTGTCCTGAATAAACAATGTCAGTACCGATATCATAACTCTTAGTTGGTTTCCAGCTCATTGGTTTAACATGGTAAAACTCTTTCTTTAAAACTAGAACAGCGATATCGTGTTCTTTACTTTGATAAATTAATACTGCTGTTCTTTGTTCATCGTCATTTGACACAAGATATTCCATCCCAAGGGGTCCATCTGCGACATGTCGAGCTGTCAATATCAGAGTCAAATCTTTATATTGCACTACCGTGCCGCTGCCATGCCCACCACCAGTCATAACCTTTACAGCCGCATTCCTTACTTTTTTCTCTACTGAACTAAGCGATTTGCTAACTTTTTCTACTGGGTTGCGAGGTTTATAATTATCTGCGCCACTCGCAGTAAAACTCACCATGGTTGTCAGGCACAAACCTACAATCATCATACACTTAATAAATTTATTCATTTTTTGTTCCTTTTATTCGCCAGTATCTGGCTCTATATATCGATATCCAACTTCAACTAGATGACCAGCGGCCGGGAGTACTGTAAAATATACTGTGTTATATGTTTCACTATAAACCCAATCATGGTTTAACGATCCGTTTATAAATACTCTAATCGAATCCGTTTCTGCTTTATGAGTTAATAGTATTTCTTCAACTGGCTCAATTGAATGAGTAGCATCAGTGACTCCGGGAGACCAGTCAGTGTCACATATATCGACTACAACACCGCCAAGTAAGCTTGTAGCTTCCATATATCTATCTCCTACATCCATTGGGTTCGGCGGGTAATCACAAAGAGTATAATCAGCCTCAACATTTATTATGCTGGCCATAAAAACTGAACCCATTCTCAAAGAACCATACCAACTTATAAAGTCAGATACAGCTGGATATTCTACATCGCTCTGTTCTTCTTCATCGGAAACAAATACCACTAATAAGCCAGCATCTGGCCGCATCCAAGTTGAAGAGTAAGGATTATGATTAATATAATCGTATACAGAATTAAATCCCTCTTCATATGGAGCTGAAGTCAGGGTTGCCAACATTGCCGCGGCATCATCAATATCATCGCCGGGCACTAAAGGGAACTCCGTACTGAGAACTGCTTTTCGCGCGTCAGCGCTAATCATGACTAAACGCCAATCAGAAGTGGGTAATGCCAACAACATGGCTTCAACACCAGCTAATAATTCAGAATTAAAACGGTTCATTGAACCTGAACGGTCCACTACCCACAAAATATCAATGCCATCTACTGACATATGCTGGGTAAAAGAATCGACCCAGATTACACCCTCGTTGACTGGCACTTCTACTTCAACATAAACCGGTACTTCGACTTCCTCAGTTACAGTTACAGTCTCTACAATTGTTTCAGTTTCGGTAATCACAATAGTTTCCGGCTCACCCGGCTTAACTATCGCATAATCGTTACCACAACCCCCCAAGCCTAACACGGCAAAAATAGTAAATATTAAATTCATTCACGCGACCCCCTATATGTAATTACGAGAACTTAATCCTTTTTTTCATATAAAAGCGCAAAACTTAGAAAAATCATGTTTACAATAGATAAGATTTGAAGCTCATATACATCATTCAAATAAGCAAATCCAAGCAGAAATATATTAATAAAGATTGCCGCAATAGATAAAGTTTTTAAAATCTCTTGCAATTTGCCCATCAAAGTAACTACGAGGCTCGTGAAATAAATTCTACATTATAAGCATGAGTGAGAACAGTTCTCCCCAAACGCGTGTCATAAATCATTAGTTTAGGAAACAGGTCGACTTGTTTTTCATCAGGGTCTTCGATGATATCGAGGATAAATGCGATGTTGCTACGCTCGGCAGCATCCCACAGCTCGCCGCCCTCGTAGTAGATGTATTTTACCAGATCACCAATTTGGAACGGGTCCATTCGTATATCAACCGCCAACAGTTATCTCCCTAAACGCCGAATTTTTTTTCATAATTTTTTCCTAAATTTTTTCCTTGTTTTGAGGGTGCAAATCGTAAAAACCAACGAGTATTGACATCTTAAGACCGTATTCTTCCAACCAATCAGGGT